CCACCCTCCCATGTGCCGTCATTCCACTTGCCCCCCTCCCATGTGCCACCCTTCCAGACTCCACCGCTAAATTCAGCATCCTCCAGAGATACACCACCATGCCACGTCCCAGCAAACCACACGCCATCCTCAAACACTCCATCCTTCCAAACACCACCATTCCAAAACCCATATTCCCATGTCCCGCTTATCCAAGTCCCGCCATCCCATTCAATGGCACCATCTTCACCCTCGTGAAACTTGGCATCTTTTACCTTTATCGTTCCCTTTTCTATCCCCTCTTCTAACCAATTAAGTGGAACATTCTCGTCTAATATCTTCCTGGCTTTTCTTATCGCGGAAGCGTTTTTCTTTAACTCTTTTTCAATCTTTGCCTTGCCTGAATACCCTAACGACTTCAACCCCTTTATCCCTACCTCACTATCACTCTTATTCCACACAGATTCAACCTTGCCACCCTTTATCATGACTGCATATTTGTTTTTATCTTTGATGAAATATACAGGAATTAGATTCTTATTATAAACATATAATTTCCAATAATTTCTATCTTTCTGGTATGCAATGCACCACTCCCCTTCACATCCCCCGATATGCTTACTGGCTAACAACTTGCTGGCCTCCCAATTCAATGGAATATATGCCTTATAATCCGTTGTAGGCATATCCAACTCTACGTAATCCTTATTCTTTTTTAATCCGCTGATCCCAGACTTCTTCACTTTCTTTTTACGCTCCGTCTTCGTCGTAGACATCACATCACTGAAATCTGAAAAAGTTAAAGACTTGTTATTCCAATCTATTTTACCCTCAAGATTAGGCTTTTTCTTAAAGAAATCAATGACTTGTCCCTTTTCTTGAGGAGAAAGGTTCTTGAGTTTCTTGATCAAATGATCCTTCGATTCCATCAAATCAAACAATGACTCAAGTAACCTCGAAATTTTAGACATGACTACTCCTCTTACAAGCCTTAGCCTGCTAAAAACCCAACAGCTACCGTTCTCGGCACGAGATAGACAACCATGGATCTTCACCTACACCCTCTTGTGAAAAGCTACCTCACACTGACCAAAACACTAATCCAAAAAACCACTGTTACTCCAACTTTTAGCCATCTTCATTACTGCACCATGACCGGAACGATCATTAACAATGCGCTTCACTCCCATGCCAGGATCCATTGGCACCTTTTTCGCAATATCGTACAACTCGGCACTATACGCCATGGGAACGCCACCGGAATCCACCTTTGTAGCACGAACCAAAATCGTAGCAACAATCTCATCGCCACTCTGACGAGCCTCCTCTATCTCTACTGAATCCTCAATACCAGCCAACTCTTTCATTTTATTTAGCACGTCTCTCATTGCAAATCACCTCTTCCCCCCGTACTTGGATGAGTTATACTTACCCCTAACACCAACTATCTCTAACACGCTATACAAAAACTTTTTAGGATCAGATCTCATCATCCTCAGAAGCCCATCTATAGTATTACTTTCCTCTTTCCTATACTTTTCACCGTCTTTTTTTGCAAGCCCTCTCAACTGATCAAAAAGACTCTCAATAGACACACGCATCTTAGTGTCAAAACCGCCTGACTCACCAATATCTTCTATACCAGCCAATTCCTTCATCTCGTCCAGTATCGCTCTCATGATAATCTTCCTTCTCTGCCTATTTGACAGAATAGTAACGTATTTTCTTCTTACCACTGCCACCATTATCACTCTTGACCACTACGTAATCACCAAAAGGAGCCATGGTTATACGCACAGATCCGCTTCTTCCTTTGGGCTTATCCAAGGTCACCCGCTGCTTTTGCATAGCTTTTGATTTGGACGTCACAGAATAATCACTCTTGCCACCAAACTTCTTTACAAACCAATCATAAAGAGCGGAATCTATCTCTGTACCATTGCCATTTTTGTTCTTAACATTCTGGTCTATCTCATCAGACATACTCAATGTCACTTCTTTGACCCTCATTTCAGTGAGATTGTCAGATACATACATGGATTCCCCCATGTCATCATCCACCCACGCTGCACCATCATGAACAAGCCGTGACAAAACATTCGACGTCAAAACGCCCATCTTTTGAGGTATGCCACTGCTCTTTTTGGCAACATCTTTCTTATCGTCATCAATCCTGATAGACAATTCAGGCCACTTACGAGCACCACCCTTTGTAACCGTCACCGTGCCAAATTTAGACATAGCATTCGACGACTTCTTGAGCCCCGCATATATGGACTTGGCCATTGCAGACCACTTCTCCTTGTCCCCTCCCGACATGGGTGACTGAAACTGTATCAAAAAAGTGTCCCCTTTAGGAAACTCTTGATACGCAACTATGACAGGGAAACGAACACCATCGAGATCTACAGACATAGGGGTTACTCCCCATCCATCCGTAGGCAAAACCTCTACCGTCATACCAGCATCATTCATCAGCCTAGCAAAAGAATTCGCCGCATACTTGCTAGTCTTTTTATAATCAGATTCTGGCACCTTGGACATCTTTGCATGAGACGTCCTCTCGTAATCCTTCATGAACGCATTAGCTGCCCTTGATTTAGCTTCTATCAGACGCCTCATTCTGAATCCTCCAAATTGTCATCCCAGTTAGGTCCATCATCGTCGCCATCTAAAGATTCCTCAACCTTGTCAATGACCTTCTCTACACCTTCTGACAATTTCTTGCCATCCTGTATGGCAACCCTGGCAGCCCCTTGTGCGCCATGATCGGCAACCCCTTGTCCAAGGATATACGTACCTATCAGCCCCAAAGCAGCGTACATAGTCTCCTCAGAAACAGGCTTACCAAAAACATCATTAACAACCATGCCGATAGCAGCCAGGATCGTGACTATCAATTTACGCGACTTCATATCAATTCTCCTTTTGAAATTTTATATACCCATCCAGACAATCTTGCTATCAGAAATCTCTATCCACCTCATGCCAGCCCTTATCATGCCAGAAAGATCTTTGGTAAAAACTTGACATAACTATCTCCTTTACTTTTTACCAAGCTCACGCTCGTAAATTTTAACCAATGCCTTCATGCCACCCTCGCCAGCATCCCCCTCTAACCAGTCCATAAGATCTTCTGAAAACCTGACCACGTCCCCCATGTAATCTAACGGTGGAATCTTCGCCAACGCCGCAACCGCCTTCTCTACATACGACTCAGCTTTTTTCAGATTAGTAACGCGGAGCTTGTAATTCTTGGGCGTCTTTGGGGCTAAATCTTTCCTACCCCTTGGCAACTTGTACGTATCCATCTCTACAAAAGTAGATGCCGACACATCTCCATCATCAAGATCTATATCATCAATAATGGCCGATAGTTGCTCAGTTAATTTGCCCATCTTTTCTCCTATCCTACGATCCCCTTATAGGAAATCAAGTTTGCAGACACAATCAATAATCGTAAATACCGAGAACTTCTCCCAATGAATTATTGCCAGACATCAAAACATGACCAGCGACATCATTAGGAGACATGTCCCACATGTCAAACCCGGTGCTGCCTTTTGGATTCATGACAGCCCCAGATTTTACGTCACTATTTTCGTTAGCCTTCACAGTCAATACAGCCGTCAAGATGTGATTCCTGTTTATCATAAAGAAAAACTCGCCAGAAGCTACTTTGGTCTCGTCGTCACCCTCGAAATACAACCAAGAAGTACTTTTGTCATTTTCTGCTTTCATCTTTACGCTGTAGCCTTCCTTTTTCAGCGACTTGGCAATCACGCTCATAGTAGCACCTAGAAAAGTAGCCACAGAAGAAGCCCAAATCCACCGAAAATCAGTCCGTGGAGACACCTTAAGCCCCTCTATCAGTGAACTTTTGTCATCAGAAACATCAACCGCTTTGGACATCTCTATACCAGCTAGCATAGCCATTTCATCCAATACGTTTCTCATGACTCTCTCCTCTTTGCGAACTTAAGTTCGTTTTTACCCGTTAGGATACGCATCCCCAACAATAGCCACCAATGCAATAGTCGGATATTTCATCCAATAAGACGCCTTACGTTGCTGTGCATTACCTACGCCATCATATATATCCAAGACCTTGTCAACGATCTCCCTCTTGCTCATTTTTGCAAATTTGTCTGATCTCAAATCCACACTAAACATGCCATGTCCTGGAACGCTTACCACAACCCCAGTACCCATCCCCTCCGACAACGTATCACCCTCTATACCAGCTAACTCAACCATTTCATCCAATACGTTTCTCATAACTGTCCCCTTTTTATAAACTCAAACTCGTTTTTCTACTACAACTCTAAACGAGAATAATCCTCACTGCTCAGTTTCTGTTTGGCTATCTTCATCAACTCTTTGAAGATCCTATGACGATATTTGAACAGCTCCTCTTCAAGCCAACCATCAAGCTTATGAAGAGCGTTGACATGCTCCAGTTTCTTTGCGAGATGCTTAGCTCCAAGTTTCTTGGCAACAAAAAGTATAGCCTCACCATGAGCGTTTATATCTGTCATATGTGCTATCTTTTTGAAATCAGCATCACTGAAATTCTCTTGGAGAATATCATTATCTTGTATCCCTTCCATGCCGGCTAATTTTAACATTTCATCCAATACGTTTCTCATAACTCTCTCCTTTTTATAAACTCAAACTCGTTTTTATCGACCGAACTTCCCGTGAAAAGCATTAACAATAAAAGAGGTTGTCATGACCCCCTTTTTCAATTCATATACCTCATCAGGATCGTGAGATCCAGATCTGTCAGTCATAACAATCAATTTTACCTTGTTTTCACCGGAAGGGAAAACAGACATTATCACACTAAGATCAATATCGCTGGCATCCTGCCCCTCGTAAGACAGATGAGGAGCGATCACACCCGAAACAACACGCACCTTCTCAGCATGGCCACCAGCAATTTTTTTGATTCCAGGTACCGCACTCTTTAAAAAATCAACAGAAGCTTGTTTCTCGTAATCAGCATACGATTTCGATTTACCCTCTGCTAAAACCGTCTTTTTTTCTATTAAACTTCTCATGCTTTCCCCTCTCGATTTTCAAGGTATCACAAAGGACTACCAAGTGTCAATTCTGTCATCGCCCAAGGGTTTATTTCAAGTTCCGCTATGCTAACCTGCCCCCCTTGTGCATCAAAATCAGATCCAGCCTTATATCTCGAAGGGACACATCCCCACAATATCCACGCTTTTCCAGGTAAAAACGCTATGGATTGCCACGCTCTCACACCTATGTCATCGTTGGTCGCCCCTATACTCGTAAACTGCAACAATAACAAATCCCTGGCTATCGTATCATTTCCCCGGATAGCCCTTGATATCCACTGCCACATGGTGTCATCGTATCCTCTTACGCCACGAGTCAACGTAATAGGACTCACTCCACCCCCTGAATACACATGCTTCTTGAACATGGAATTAACCTGCTTTATTTCGTCAACATCAGCAGTGTATTCAGGCGTGCTTATGGACTGAAAACCCAGGAAAGGAGCACCAAGAACAAGATAAGGAAACGTGCCACTAGGAACAACATCCATCAGCCAAAACCGATGAGTCTGCATGAGATCCATAGCGCGAGATCTTGTCATAAGACATCAATCCTATCACAGAGTAACAGCAGGCTGTACTGCTATCGCAGCAATAGCAGGGACCTTGGCACCCTTAATATCAAAAGACTCCATAGCAAAATCGACTTCTGCCATAGAAACCTCACCGCTCATGGAGTCAAGATCGCCACCAGGCTTCGCACGGGTAGGAACACAGTTGTGACAAACGATAGTCCTGAAGTCATCACCTGTCGAATCCACTCCACCATTAGCCTTTGACATCTCCGTGCGCTGATAATGGTAAATAGTCACCTCGGCGCGATACTCCTGACCTTCTATGCTTCCCTTTACCCAATCGAAGAACGCCGTGTCACTCTTGGTCACACCACGAATGAGCGTACAGTCACTCACGGTGGGCGGACCGGGATACTTTTCAGTCCACTTGAAAGTACCCTCTCTGTACTCTACGGCTTCAACCGTAAGCTCTGGTGCGGTAACACTCTGGAACCCAGCCTGACCACCCCCTTGATGATCATCCCTATCAACCCCTTGCTGAAGAGGATCTATAGAAGCATCACCTGCGGTAGCCGCCACAACGTGATACCTGAACCCCTGAAGAAAATCGTTATTCGCTGCTCGTGTCATCTCTCATTCTCCTTTATGATCTTGCCATTGAAGACAATGTTTCGCCACTTACGGATGAACCTTGGATGGCTTGCCGTTTATCGTGCCCTTTTTCCATGTTCCATCTTCCCAATCCCCATCAAGCCAATCACCATTCTCCCAGACCCCATTGTACCAAGTGCCGTCTCGCCATATGCCACCTTTTCGATAGCCACGATACCACTCCCCATCTTTCCAATCCCCATCCTTCCATATCCCATTCCACCACACGCCACCCTCCCAGTCGCCATTCCTCCACAAACCATCCCACCATTCGCCATTCTCCCACGTTCCTTTATCCCACTCACCATTGTTCCATGTCCCATTTTTCCACACGCCACCCCTCCACCAACCTTTTTCCCATGCACCATCTACCCATGTACCGCTATGCCACACAACGAGAAGAACTCTCCCGGTGAACGAATTCCTCTTCAACTCGACAATGGCGTTCTTGACCTTCGCCTTCTTTACCCAATCAGGAAGATCTTCATACGTCCCACCTATGATCTTCTTGAAACCCTTGGCATTAGAAGACTCATCAAGTATATCTCCCAACATTTTCATACTCTCTATTAAACGCCTCATAATATCCCTTTATGATCTTGCCATTGAAGGTGGCATGTTACTTCTACCCAAAATACTAGACCCGCTGAAGAGTGGCTGTCCCCACCCTATGCGCTGTGTCAGCCCTACTCTGCCTATCCTGCTCTGGCTATACGCCGCTATAGCATTACCTGACCCAAAGTCAGAGGGTGTATTGAAAGTCAACGTCACAGCACCTGTAGCATAGTCAATCGTCCCACTGCCACCACCACCCCCTGTGCCTGTCAAAATGCCAGCTACAACATCTGTGAATGTCACAGACCCTGCCACTATCGACGTAGTCAAAGGGGATACTGGACGCTTCGAGAGCTGAACAATGTAGTCAGTAGACACGCCATCCCCAGTAACCCCTGTATTCTCGCCGGATACAGGGATAACAGCATTGATCGCCTTGTCAGCCTTGACTCGTATCTTGAAAGACGGTGGCACCAAGAGCCCCCCGTTGGTCTGTACCCAAATACCACTCGCAGCCGCAACACTGTTAACCAGATACTCAGTATCATTGTCGTCCACAAGGAAAATATCCACCGTTGGCCCGGTCGCATCCAGATTCCAGAAAATCTCCTCTACACGCATCCCTATTTCGTCAGGAGCTGAAAACTCACCAGCCTGTGAGCATATCAACCACTCTTGCAGACGCCCTCGATAAAGACTTTCCTCACTTGCCACACCATCAGGAGGATCACCCCCGAGGGTTACCCCGGAAGTGATCTCTTGAATGGAAACTACGGGTATGACTTCTGTGGTCATGTCGATCTCCTCTTGCGCTTAACGATTTCTTTTACCATTCTCACGCAAATTACACCAACGACTTCTGCTGATACCGGAACACAATGAACTTGCCAGGCTTATTCGACGCCAGGCCAACATCGCAGAACACGAACCCTTGGTCCACGGTATTCTGAGGATTGTTACTCCTGTCACATACCACGAAGAACGCCTCACTCGGTGACGTACCAGCAAAATATCCAGCATCAAACAGTCCGGTCAAGAAACTCGTAACCTGATTCCTGATAGCACTCCACAGCCCAGGCCCATTATTTTTGAAAACATGACCATGAGTTGCCTGGAACACGCTTTTCTCAACGTACTGGAACAGCCTACGAGTCTGAATGTACTGCCACTCGCTACCAGCAGAATCCATAAGATCCGCACCCCAAACAACCAGCCCCGTGTATTCCCAGCTCACCAAGCAGTTAATCTTGGCCTCAGAACATATACCCACATGAGCATTCGTGAGATCTCGCTCAAGCCCCAGGGACCATGCCAGACTCCCGTCACCAACACCCGCAGGTGCCTTGCCTACGTTTACGTTGTTGTCAGTACGCGCATACACACCCGCAACGTGACCACCACAAGGTACATCCGTAGGAATTTCCGTAACAGGATCGGTAATCTTAATATGCGGATAGTAGATAGCCGCATACGAGGTGTACTTGTTCAACTGGTACTTCTTCCAATTTACCGCTTCCTGTGGCTCCAATCCAGCAGGCACCGTAAGAATCACAAACTTATCCTTGACCAACTCGGCATAGGTGATAAGCGCATCCGCCACCGTGGTATCCGTCTGGAAATCAGAAGCTACCAACTGCATCAAGGCATCCACCTGTCCAAACGCCCAAAGACCACGCTGGTCAGCCGTGAGACTCGAACCTATGATGTCATTCGACGTCATGGCCGACCCGTCACTACCACTAGCAGCCTGTCCCGTTACGCTATCAGCAGGATCGGTGTAGTAATCAGCCGTCTGAGCACTCGCCATGACAGGTCCACCACTGGGATTGCCAGCCAAAGACCACGTCAGCTCAAAGACACCCGTATCGTACGTAACCTCATTGGTGCCATTGGCATCAAGAGTGAACTTCTGAGGATACCCAGTCGCTTGAGTGGTATCCAATGAAAGATTTCCGTCGCCATCATCAACAATCGACACAGGCTCTGCGTAGTCGGCATCCATGTTGATAGCAAAACCACTCGCAAACGTAGTCGAAGCCGCTGTGAGATCCAACGTGTTCAACGCGGTACCCGCAGGATCGCTAATCTGACCCGTAACGTAATCAATCGTCCCTACCGCATTCGAGGAACCGTCTACAAGGTTTCCA